TTTTCATTTCCAAGAGCCTGATTACTTGCACACAAGTGAAGGGTGTCCAGATGACCCATTAATAATGGCATTAAAAAAGCATTTACACACTGATTCAACACCTGTGTTGGCTAAAATATTTCAAACTAATGCTGCACAACTAGCATATAGGTACCACTTATTTGCACAACAGTTAATACATTTTGGTAGTTTTAAACAAAGAAGACACACATTTTATACAGTAACAAAAGGTTTGAAAAATGTTATATGTGTGGTGGCTGGAACAAATCACAAACCTAGCCAAGATCCAGGTGTACCATTCTTCTTCTTTGGAAAAATGAGAGAGGATAAGAACAATTTGGATGAGTTAAAATTTCACCCTGTCTTTGGCGATATACGTTATTTGCAAACTACTGAGGGAGTATTTTTTTGTACAAGCTGGCGTAGGTTGAAACTTGAGAAATTAAGCCATGCAAGGGATATTTTCTTTTCAACAGTTGCAAGCTCTTTTAAAAATCTGGTAAGCTTGAATAATATAGGTAGAGATGATTTAATTGAGTATTTTGTCAGCAGGGTCTTTTTTGGTTTATCCTTAAGCCAAAAGAGTGCAGAATTTTTAACAGATTTTAAATATATTGCAATGTCCTCATTATCAGAATTTTCGAAAACCGATAAATTGATACAGGATAAGATTAAAGGGCCATTTAGAAAACACATTGAAGTTTATTTATTTTTTCAGTTAATAAGAAAAACAATAGAAATTATTTTTGAGATGGGGGCAAAAGCTGTGCAACTAACACAATTTGTGGAAGAAAATTATGAAATGTCACCACATGCTGTGGGAGGTACAATAAGATTGCCATACTTGTGGGCTGCAAAGGGTTATCATTTATTATTTAGCAATTTTTTAGATTCTGTGCATAATTATGTGCATACTGTCAAAGAACCTGCAAGTTATTTTCACGAACAAGTAAAATCTCTAAACACAATATTGAAGTTCCACAAAGAGTATAGGGATAATATGTCACAAGAAGAGCGCATAGGGTGTCATACTAAAGAAACACTTGAGAAATTAATACAAACAAATGTTATGGGTTTCTCATCAAGATTCCTATATGATGCCACAATTTCTTTTAAAAAAAGTGTCAAGATCAATTATGATGAAATACTCGCAGATAAAAAGTTCCATTGTCCTATCACACATTTTACCTCTACCAAGGCTAGTATTATGGATCCCTTACGTGATGAAACAAAAACAGAGAGGTTGAAGGTGAACGATGCTTTGATTATGGCAAGCTTAACAAATCTGCACGGTTTTACTTTGACAAATAACTTGATTCAAAATGCTCAGAATTTAATGAGGACTGAATTGTTTCCTCTCGTTGATATGTGTATAAAAGTGCAATATGGCCCTAAGAGAGAATTTTATGTTCTCGACATATTTTACAAATATGCGCTAAAATTAATTGAAGAATATTTTAAAAGTGTCTGCCAACAAATTCCAACTGAGTGTATTAGTGTGCCAGGGGATTTAAAACTATTAAAAATACAGGAGATGAATAAGCGAATTAGGCAACATGCAAAACAGAAAGATAATATGCATTATTTTGTAAATGGTGATTGCAGCAAATGGTCAGCATCAGAGTTAATGGAAAGTTTCCAAGTGCTTGTTTACGGATTAAAGGATGTCTTACCACAAAATATATACCTGTTATTTATGAACATTTTAGAACTATGGAAGAATAAGCAATTACAATTGGATCCAAATTTTGTTGGGAAGATAGAACAAACCACTTTGACAGAAGAGTATTTTGATGAAAAGAATGTGAGACAGTATAGGATTGTTTTACCACAGAACTTCCTTATGGGTCTATTCAATTATCTTTCATCATTTAAAGGGTCTATCATTTATACCTATTTAAAGGATTTTTTAAAAAATAAATTCCCTGATGTTAAATTTAAACATCTTGAGCATAGTGACGACTACACATTTGGCATATCATGCAAAAAGGGAGACCTGGTGCGAATAAAAACTGTTTCATCAGTGTTCATGAGATTAGGATCCATA